TTAGTTCATTAGCATATAAAATTCTATTGCTTTTTTCTTCATATCTTCCATATCTTTGAATTGTGTTTTTTCCTTAAAAATAATTTTTAGTAATTTATTCATATCTGTTCTTTTGGTAGTCCTCTTATTTATCTCCTCTTCCATGTCTTCATAACTATTAAATTTTGTATACTGCTTCATGAATTTTTCATTAAGAATATCTTCAGTTGATATTTCTCCTTCTCTTATTTTCTTTTCAAAAACATCTTTTTCCATAAAATATCACCTCTTATCTATTTTTATATATAAATATTGTATATGGAAATAGATATTTTTTCAAGTTGTTTTTAAAAATAATTTTAGGAATAATAAAAAAGCTAGGTTACTAGCTCTTTTACTCTTTTTTTATTTCCTTTTCTTTACATTGTTCTAATATATTTTTTAATTGTCTAGGAACTTTTAATCCTGCATTAACTGCATTCTCTAATATACTTAAGCCTTCGTTCGCTGTATAAAAACATATTACAACATATCGGCAGTTATATTTTAAGCCTTTAATTTCTAGTAACTGGTCTATTTGATCTGCAAGTGCTACTATAAGCAACATAAAAATCTTTTTCAAAAAACCTTTGAAACCAATCTTACTATTTAAATTACCTTTCATTATAGACTTAAAAATCCCTGAAACATAATCTATTGCCATTACTGCAAGCAAGCAATATATAAGCTTATCTTTTCCACCAGTTATAAAAAATATTGCTGAAAATAGCATTCCTAATACCACTACACTCTTATCAAATAAAACTTTTAAAACCTCTACAAATATTTTTAAAAACTCCATAACTATGGTTATTAACTCTTTAAAATCCACCTTTAAATTCATTTTTTAAATTCCTCCCTGTAATATATAATTCCAACCTTTTTCGAACATAGAATAAAACCATGGCGAAACATATAACTTTGGAAATAGTCCACCTAAAATACATATAATAAGCAAAATTAGGGTTATATAAGCTATATAAATTTTAAACTCTGTAAGTTTTTTTTCTTCTATTTCTTGTTTTTTTTCTCCACTTTTAGCGGTTTTTTTAAATATATCTATAACTCCTGTTAGTAATCCTAAGATAAAGGTTTTCATTTTTATTCCTCCCTTTTTAACTCTATATGTGGTCTATCCCAGCCCCAATCATAACCAAGTTCTAGTTTGATTCCTAACATTTCTCCTGCTTTTCTAAAAGCCTCTATTATAGGAAGCCATCTTGAATCATCTTCTTTGTCCTTATTTGTCCATCCTGTATAGTAAATATCTACTGCTCTACCAAGCTGATGATTAGACTTCTTGTTTATTCCATCTAATTTAGTAGTCCCTTTTCTGTAATACTCTTGTTGCTTCTCAACAGTTCTTAATCCTTCATTTACAAAAAAATCTCCCTCACTTATAGCCAGAGCATATCCTACAACCAATTGTAGCTTATAATGTACTCCTTTAAGATTAGTTAATGTTCTTTTACTTACTTTATTCATTTCTCCCCCTTTTTACTACACTGCTTTGACTTCTGAATTTTCATTTACCTTTTCTCTAAACTTCTCTACAGTTAAATCTGAAATAATTTCTCCTTGTTTCAAATATGCTTCTACTCCATATACTGCTGTAATAAAATTCATTCCAGATATTCTCATTTGCTTCAATTGTTCTAAACTCATTTTTGCTATATCACTATCTGAGAAAGCCCATGAAAGCTCTTCTGTTCCCCCAGCATCTTCTAAAGCTGCTATCGCATTACTTAGAAGAGCCAAGTCCTTATCTCTGCATTTTTGATTATGTCTTTCAAATATAAAACCCCTTTCTAAAACTTTTGCTTTATAACTATCTATTTCTTTTTTAAAAAGCTCTCTTTTTTCCTCATCTGTCATTTTTTTTATAATTCCAGCCTCTTTTAATTCTTCTGTTGTCATTTCTCTCATTTTCCCATTGTCTTCTACAGGGTAGTTTAAAGGAGCTCCACCTATATAGAGGATATCTCTTTCTTTCCAATCTGGGAATACTTTGTCATACTCTCCTGCTTCCCAAAATTTTATATTTTGTTCATCAGGTCTGATATTATCTTGAATTAATTTACCATTTCTATATTGAAAATACATTTTTATTCCTCCTTATATGTTGTTAACCGAAATGTATACTTGCGTTATAAAATATGATGTAGTAGATTGTAGAGTATGCATAGTTGCTCCGTTATCTCTTGAAGATAATTTTCCATCTGGGCCTATTTTTATATAAGGATTTCCAGAAATACATGAGTATGTAATATATGTGTTTGCTGAAGGTCTAAAATTTTCAGGTACAACATATGTATCAAGTACAGCATTTATAGATCCGCCACGTGTATTGCAGAACACAATAATAACTTTTCCAACTTTTCTAAATGTAAGTTCATGCTGTACAGGATTCCCTATTTCAATTAAAAAAGTTTCTTCATATACATCTTTTGCTAAATTCTTATTATCTGCTGTAATAAAATTACTTGTAGGAGTTATATCTTCTGTAGTTTTTACACAAAGATAAGGTACCTTGGGAGTTACTGAGTTATCCCAATATATTTCTCCTTTTATTTTTGTTCCAAGCTCTTCTATGTTTTTCACTTGAGTAATGCCTGTATTTCCTTTTAGTAAAGTGAATACATTTTCTACATTTTCTTCTATTTTTTCTGCGAAGATATCTATCTTATCCCACCATTCATTCCACCATTTCCTAAAATCTCCCTTGCAATAAGACTTCCAAACTGGTAGTTTTAAATGCCTAGATACTTTTTCAACCTCTTCTCTTCCCTGGGGATCACTAATAAATGGCATCTACACTTCATCTCCTCTCGCTAATTTTATTTCTGTAAGCTCTGTAAGTTCCTTTTCTGTTAAGTCTGCAAGTGTAAAATCTATAATATACACTTCAAAGTCTATTAAAAAGCCTACTCCTGCACTTTTTATTCTTTTTACTACTTTTTTTACTTCTTCTACATCTAATGTATCTGGTACTGTTAAAAGAATTTTTCCTGTAGCTTCTAATACTGTAAATTCTTCTGGATCTCTTTTAAAATAAAATGCAAGCATATTTTTAAGGTCTTCTATATTCCCTATAAAACTTACTAAAGTTAATTCAAACTTTATCTTTTTTATATATTCTAAATCTGTAAGCCCTTCTCTAAATACCTTATAATTTCCTCCAAAATGATCCAAAGCTCTCCCAGATAGTTTTGTATAGTCTTTAAAATCATTTAGTTCCTGCCACATCTGCTTCTTTCTTTTATGTTTTTCATATACTATTTCAAATAATTTTAAAGCATACTTTGTATCATGAAAAATATGTGGAATTCTATTATAATTCATAATTTTACTCCTTTATTTCCACATTTATTAGTATATTTTCTTCTAGTAATCTTGGAATATTTTTATTCAGAAGCTTATAATCTATTGCTTTTAAATCCTCCATACTATCCCCTAATAATACTTCTAAATTTATTATTCCTTCACTATTTTGATATGTTTCTCCAATTAGTTTCCATATATACACAGTCCCTGCTACATCTACATTATCAACATAAGAAATAAGAGCCTTTTTTATATTATCTATATTTTCTTCTTTCCAGTATTCCTTACTTGCTGTAAGCTCTATTCTTATATATAAATCTTTTACTGTTGCCCTAGAAAAACCATATGTTATATTCTCTATTTCTTTTCTTATATCTCCCCAAGTTCTTATTCCTGCTAGTTTATAGTCTTTTATAATTTTAAACATATTTTCATCTGTTTCTCCAGTTACTATTATTTCGTAAGAATGTGGTGGTCTCCCTGCTTCATCATACTCATCTGTTTCATTTTCTAAAACCTGGCATCTATCTACAGAACTGTTATTTATTACATAGTTTCTTATTCCTTCACAAGAAAAAGAATTTATACTATCAACCCTTTTTAAAAATCTTTCTCTTAATTCACTATCACTCTCACTATCCTTTCCACCTACTGCTGCTCCTTGATTGGTTATTTTATTTATTCCAATTAAAACCTGTGTCATAATTGTTATTGTATTTTCTTCTGTATTTCCTATTTTTCCAGCTTCTAAAGCTATAACTTCTAATTCTTTTTTCTTTGTATTATCTATTATTTCTGTTGTAGTATTTAAAGTTACATATTTTTTACCATCCTCTGTCTCCACTCCCCAGCCTGCTGGTATTTCTGTTCCCTCTTCTGCCTCTATTGTTATCTTTGCTGTTGCTTTTGTTGCTGCTCTCCATTTCATATTCAAATAACTTGTTATAATACCTAAATCCTGCCCTGTAGCTGTATATACACTTCTATTATTATATTGTGCCAATCCTTGCAAATCTGTGTCATACTCTTCTGCTGCATCAAATTTTAATAAAGATATTATTAAATTACTATCTGTTACCCTTATATCTGGTTTTACAGTTTTAAATTCTGCTAGTTTTCTTTTGTATATCTCTGTAAGTGTAGGGACAATAAAGCCGTTTTCTGTTATATATATCATTCTATTATCAACTCCCTATCCTGCCCTTTCAGTACTATTTCTATCTTCAAATTGTTATTATCCGTGAATTCTATTTTCTTTATTCTGTCTATTTTATATTTTTTTATAACTTTTGATATTTCATTTATAATTCTTCTATTTTCTACCTTTCCTTGCAATATTCCTGTATTTCTGTCATTTAACCAGGGAACTCCAAAATTTGTATTTAGATGCCATTGTTCTTTATTTTGGCATAGTTCAACTCTTATAGCTTGCATTATGTCTTCTTCTTCACTAACAAGCCCACATTGCCCTATATCATCAAATACTATTTCATTATCTTTATCTAGTTCTATACTTGCTCCCATAGTTCCCCCCTAACCTGCTTTTGTTGTTCTTCCTTGTCCTACTGGATGTTCTGGCTGCTGATATCCATGATCATGTTCTTTTAAGCTGATATCTCCAGCTTTTACATCTCCATTAGTTGTTATATTTCCTGTCTGCGTGAAATCCCCTACTTGCTTTATATTCCCTTTTATCTCCAGATCACTTTCTATTATCATTTTATTAGCACCTGTTTTGATAAAAATTTCTCCATTTCCTTTTATTAAAATTAATGTTCCTTTTCCCTCTAGCACTATATCTTCAAGAAATTTTTCATTATATTCTATACTTTTAGGAGTAATACTCCCCTTTATATATGCTCCATTCAAACTGAACCTATCCCAGCTTGGTGGTTCTTTTTCTTTACCATCCAAGACATTATAATAATCTAGTTCTGTAAAACCTACCCATACCAAGTCCCCTTTTACATAAGGGTATCTTATTTTCCAACCACCAAAGCTTTTAAAATCAAGCATTACATCTATTAGAGGTGGTACACTTATTATTTCTTTACAGAGTATTCTTTTTGGTAAAATTTGGACTGTACAGTACCCTTTTACTAAATCCAATTTCTCTATTCTTCCTGGTAGTGTTGTATGTATTTCTTCTTTTAGTTCATTTATTACATAATCAAGAATTTCTTTCATATCAATCACTTCCCACTTACTTTAATTACCTCTGCTACTGCATAGACACTAAATTCTTCTAACCCTTGCGCACTCCTTGTTAATTCTACTACTCTATATGTTCCAGGATAATATTTACTGTCTATCTCTAAAATAGCATCTTCTACTATGTCTGGTATCATAAGAGTTTCTATCAAATATCTTTCTTTTTTTGTTTTATCCTCTATTTTTTCTATATTTATAAGCCCTTCTGCTGCCCCTATTCGAACAGCTTTCGAATAAGCTTTAGAAGGTGCTTTGAAATAAATTCTTTTTTCATCAAAATTCACTTTAGCTCCTGTATCTCTTCCAAGTACTTCTATTACTTTACTAAGTCTATTAGAAAAAATTTTTCCTCCAGGATATGGATCATCTTTTGGTAGATCCATTATTTCTATGGTATACGGAGTTATACTGTTTAATGTCTTCAATATTTCACTAGGTCTTATATTGGCTTTGAATTGTACATTAATGGCTGTATTAGTAAAAGCAACATTGCTTGGAGTGGCTATTATCCTAGTTACAAAGTCTTCTTGTTCTCTGTAGGTATTTACTTTATCTACAATTCCATTGAAAGATACTTTATTATAATTTTTATAACCATCTTTTACAGTGCATAGCAGCCCTTTTTTTATTTTCTCTTTGGTAGTTTCTGAAAGATTATAAAGAAAAATAACAGCTTGATTAGTCTTTGTATCATTTGTTTTTGTTATTTCAAAGTCTATATCTATATCTTGATATTTGAATAACATATCTCCAATTTTTACCTCTCTTACCTGCTGCCATAATTCATGCTTCATTTTTCTTCCTCTCCTATTAAAAACATCTTGTAATCTTTATTAAAATTTTCTGGTGTTATTTTGTCATTTTCTTCTGCAAATTCATTTACTTTTATAACCCTCAACTGCTGTCCCCAATCTGTTTTACGCTTATTCATATCAAGATAATCTATGTTAGGAACTAGCTTTGTATGCCCTAGCACCCTCTCTCCTGTATCTTCTAGTATTCCCATGTATATATACCCATCAAATGTATTATAGAGAAAATCCAACTTAAATTTTTCTCCCTGTACATCTACTTCTAAATGGTTTGTTTTCAATTCTTTTAAGTCTATTTCTACTATTTTCACTTAGAAAGTCCTCCTATCCAGTCCCAACCTGCCTTAATTATTGTACTTCCCCTCTCTTTTTCTTTTGGAGTAGGATCCTTAACCTCTGCTGTTTTCACTATTTTATCCCCTCCACTTCCAGTCTTAGTACTTACTTTTTCTGTTGCTTCTATTTCTATCTCTGCTGTTTTTATTATCTTTAAAGAAATATCATATGTAAGTCCTGTAGCCTGTTCAGAGCTTTCTGTTTCTTTTATATTTGTTATAATTACATGATCATAATAGTCCCTTCCTGAATAATCAAATTCTGTGTATTCTCCACTATTAGCAAGTTTTTTTAAATTTATTCTATTTGTAAGATACTCAAAAGAATTATCTACAACTGTTATATCAAGAAGCAAACATTCAGATCTTGTGCTATCTGAAATATTAAAACCCTTTTCTACTCTTCTGTTTGTGCTGGATATCTTTGTAGTCTCACTTTTACTTGATATTACTTCCAGTTCTATTCCACCTAGTGTAGATTTTGCTTTAAATAAGTCTGGAAATTCTTTTTCAGCAGCCTTTTTTAATATATCAGATATCCTAAACATTCAAGCCTCCTCCATATGTATTTTTTAATTTAGCTACTACCTCTTCTTCATTGTTTCTGTTCACTTTTTTCATTGCTTCTTCTAGTTCTGTTTGACTTAGTCTACTACCTTCTATTTTAGTATTATTTTTCTGTTCAATTTTAATATTTACTACTGTTTCTTTTTTTTCATAGTTATTTTTTAATCCTGCTTCTAGAGATATTGGCTTTAATTTAGGGATATCTATATTTTGTTTTTCTAGTAAATATTTCTTTTGGATCTCTTGTTCTAAAAAATCATTTTTTTTAGGAATAGGTAAAAATGAATTATTTAATAAAGGCTTATTGTAATCTATTCCATCTGCTCCTATTGGAACTTTTTCTGGTAAAACTGGTAAAGATGATACTCCTCTTTTAGAATCTATGAATTTTGTTAAATATTCTTGGTTATTATCCCATCTTTCTATACCTTTATTCAGCCCCTTTTTTGCAAGACTGTAGTCCCCTGTTATAAGTCCTTTACCTAGTCCTGCTATTATTGTAAGTCCATCTCCTACCAGTCCTATACTTGCCTGTAAATTTTGTAAAAATGCTGCTACCCAGCCTCCTTCATCAAATGCCTTCCACAGCTCTTTTACATCTTTTTTAAATCCTTCAAAATTATAGTCATAGTCAAGATAGTTCATAAGTGCATTAAAGGCATCTTCTGTCACAGATTTTTGCCCGTTAAAAGCTCCTATTATATCTGCAATAACAAGCCCTGCTGCTGCAACTGGAAAAGTTGTTATAGCTAAAAATCCCCCTATAAGCTTTATTGTAGTTTTCACATCTTCTGGCATATCTGAAAAGGCTTTGTATATCCCTTTTGCTGTTCCTACTGCCCCTTCTCTGAGTAGCTCCAATGTATCCAATCCTGCCATTATAAATTTTTCTGCTCCATCTAGATTATCTCCTAAAAAAGCAAACCATTCATATCTAGACTTTCTTAATCTAAACCCTACATTTTCATATACATCTCCAATTCTATTTTGAACTTGTACTATTTTTCCTTCTGGTGTATCTGCAAAGGCTTTATTTTGCTCTCCTACATTCATTGTTACTGCTTCTACAAGTGCTGCAACCTTTTGTTCTGGTGTTCCCACTTTTATAAGCTTTTCCTGCTGTTCTGTCAAAGAAATACCAGCCTTTAAAAGCATTCCTGTTTGTCCTTGTAATCCTTTTGCTAACATATTAGCAACTCCTACAGCATCTTGTCCTGTTCCCTTTAGTCCTTTTTGCTGTACTATTATATTTTGCATAGCTGGCATTAATGCTTTCAAAGATTTTTCTGTAAGGTTGAAAGTTGCTAACTGCTGTGCTCCTGCTAATGTTACTTCATCTCCTACAACTCCTAAACCTTGTAGTTCACTTGCATAAGCTTTTATATTTTCTATCTGCTCTTCCCTAAATCCTTGTGCTTTCATGGTAGAATACAACTTAGTTTCCTGTTCCATCTGATATTGTGCTGCTTGAATAGACTTGTTATATTCTCCCATCAATTTAGTTACAGAAAAAATTCCAGCTCCCATTTTTAGAAAGGTAGAAGCAGAAAGACTTTCCATACCTAAAAAACCTTTTTTTCCTTTATCTATTTCATCTTCAAGTTTTTTAAATCCATCGCCTTTCAAGTAGCTCATTATGTCTACTGCTAGCTTTCTTACTGCTTCCATCTACCTCTCCTTAATTAAAATTCTTTCTGTAACTAATTATTCTTTCTGCTGTGCTTATAAGCTCTCTATAAGTCATTTTTTCTGCTTTTTCAAAATCTCTTAAAAATCCCCCTACTAAACATATAAGTTCTTGTATTGGTTCATTAAATCGTTCTACTTCATAATCTCCTATTTTTTTATCTAAGCTATTACAAGCTACGAAAGATATTTCTTATAGTCAATAAATGTCCTATATCACCGACTTGTTTAAATATTTCTGCTCCCATATCTCTTAATTTAGAATATTTAAAACTATTAATATCCTTTTTTACTGCTTTTATAAAAGCTTCTGCTACATAAGCTGTATTGCTCTCTTCATTTTCTCCATAAATAGACCTAAATAGTTTAAAAGCTCTTCTTAAATCTTTTTTTCCATCCCTCATTAAAGAAAGTTCCATGCCTTCACAAACTACCACTTCTGGAATATTTAATATATCTTCTAGTGGTAAATTTGTTTCCGCTGGATATTTTAAAATTTCTTGACAGTATTCTACTAAGTCATTTTTATTTCCAAACTTTCTTTCTAGATCTAAAGTAAAAGATGCTGGTTGTTCCATAATTGTTACTTGTTTTCCATTTATTTCTACTATTTCTTTTCTCATTTCTTATATTCCTCCTGCTAGTAATAGAGCAAATGATGGTATTAAGTTTACAGCTCTTATTGTATAATCTCTTGTTCCTGCATTTGCACCTAAATTTAAGTCTGGTATTTTTGTAAAATATGCTTTACTTGATACATTCCCCACATCTCCAGAAAAATTCTTGTCTATATGTGCAAGTAAGAACTGTTCTCCTGAATATGCTGCTGTTTGTAATACTGCATTAAGTGGAGATGATTGTAATATTTTTACTGTTACAATAGCATTTCTATTGTGGTTTTCAGATGTTGTCCCTGCTCCATCTGTTCCTGTTATTTCTGTTCTAAAATCTTGCTCATAGGCAATAGTTGCCTTTGTATCATTTCCATAATCTTTTAAAGCATATGGAATTCCCCCTATTGTAAGTACAATGTCATGCTTCTTGACATCATAATTATAATTATTTGACATTTTCTATCCTCCCTATACTGCAAAGTATATATCTTCATTTATTTCTTTAGTTCCATATCTGTATTTAATCTGTATTTTCACGCCAAAAAGAACACCATTTAAAACATCATTATCTGGTATTTCTTCCAGTGGTGGAAAAGAAATAACTGTTTTTCCTGCTCTTAATGCTCCTGAATTTTCAAATTGTGTAGTCCGTTTCAAAATAGTTGTTTTTAATGGACTTAAATCATCATAAGAAGGTTTTGGAGTATTTATAAGGTATGCTGTCATATCCTCTTCTAGCCTAAATTTTAAAGCATACAGGCAATGTATAAAGTCTATTGGATCTCCTGTTACTGTTTGTCCCTCTGCTAAAATTATCTGCCCTTTTGCTCTAGCAAAATAAGAGCTTTTAGCTTTTTTTACAGTTGCTTGCTCTGCTCCACTTAGTCCTCCATCTATTCCACCATTCATTACTTTATTGGCTATAAGAATAGCTCCAGGACTTTGTGGTATTGCATATCCTGCAACAATAGCATCTGCTTCATTTTGATTTTTAGAAATTATTATTGCTGTCCCCTGTGTTGTTATCCCTGCCATTTTATTTATAAACGCTTCATTTATTTCTGTCTCTTTAGCTGGTGTCCAAAATAGCATCTTTTGTCTAGCTGCTAATTCTTTAGACATTAAAGTTACTTTATCTATATCTATTTCATCTGTGACTGTTCCAAACCAATCATTTGAAAGACTATTAAATAATTCTGCATAGTCCTCTGCCCCATCTTCTTGTTTTCTACCAAAAATTAAAATTTGTTTTGCTCCTGCTGCAAAGCTATCCCTTACTTTTGTATATAATAATTCTGTAGTTTCTAGTCCTTCCACATCTTTTATACTTGTTATTAATTGCTCTTTTACATCTTTTTTAGTAGTAAAAGCTCCTATTATATTTACTGTAGCCTGATCTATCACGCTCGGTTTATGCACATTAAGAAATACAAGTACTTTTTCTGCTCCTCTAATTATTTCAGACATTTACTATCCCCCTTATCTTTAAAATTACTTTTTTTACTAATGGAACTTTTGCTATACTTGAACTTTGTATTCTTACAGATATATCAATAATATTTTTTTCTGTATAACCTGCTGGAAGTGCTGTAGATATATCTATTATGCTTCCAACATTTTCTAGTACATATTTCAAGCCGTTTCTAGCTATCCACCAATTCTGCCCCTGCATATGTTCAAAAAACTTTCTAGCCTCTTGAACATGTTTCGAATTCCCTATGAATACAAATGAAATTGTATTTCTATATATATTAATTTGTTCATATACTCTATTATCTTTTTCATCATGTGTCTTTGTGTATTTCTCTATTATTTCACTTGTTAAGGTTCTACTAACACATCTTTCTTTTTTTAGATCACTTGCATTCATATACTGCAAATCAGAACTTGAAAATACTTGTACTCCAGTAATTTCCTGTATCTTTTCTAAAAAGTCTACTTCTATATCTCTTCTATTCATCTGTTTTCTCCAAAGTAAATTCTTTAAAATCTGCTCTTATTCTTGGCAATATTTCAGATACTTTATATTTTATATCTTCTATATACACATAATCTCCATGTTTTAGCGGATATATTTTTAAAATTTTTCCACACATCTGACCAGTTATTGTGCCTCCATTTGTATCTGGATTATATCCCCTTAAAGTCTTTTTATATATAAACATAGGGTACTCTTCTGTTATTTCTTCTCCTTTTGGATTTTTAAGATCCCCTTTTATTTTCTTTAGAACTTTATAGTTTTCTAGTTCTCCATCTTCTATAAAATCATTTAATTTATATTCCATTTCTACCACTCTATCCTATATACAATGCTAGTTAATAAAGCTTTAGTATCAATAAGAGGTTTATCAGATCCTTTTCTTTTTATTGTACTTTCTGCAAGTTCTGCAAACTCTCCATTTTCAATTACTTCTTTTATCTTCTGTACCATATACTTTCCTAGTTCATGCCCTAAAGCTTCCGCTGTTCCATTTCCTGTAATTATTAAATCTACCCTTTTTTCATAAAGCTTTTTCAATTTTTCAATATTGGTATCAAATCCTGTTCTGAAATAGGGACGAGCTGGATAATTTACATTAAATTCATCTGCTCCAAACTCCATCCATATTGCTACTTTTTCTACTTTTTCTCCAGTAGAATAAATTTTATCTGGATCAATTTCTACAATAACTTTCATATTTCCAAGTTTTTCTAATTCTTCTTTTATCTTATTAAAACCAAAATCTTCATCTTTAAACATTAATAACTCTTCCTTTCAAATCTTTTTAATGTTTGTGCAGCCTGTGAATTACAAAAATTTACAAGTCCAATTTTTTTAGTTTTATCATAGCTTACAGACATGTCTCCAATAGATTTAGAAGTTATTCCATTAAGCATCTGTGCCTGCTCCTCTTCTTTTCCACTAGCTATACTGTAGGCTTCTAGCATTTGTGCCATTTTTATTAAAAAAGGAACTTCCTGTTCTCCTCTGCGAGGGAAGACTTTTTCGCCTTCCCCCTTAAACCTAACAGGGATCTGCTCTATTTTGTCAAAGGCACGATACAAAGCTTTAGTTAGTTTTTCATCACTTAGACTTTTAATATCGTATCTTTCAGAAAGCCACTCCTTAGCTTCTTCTAATGTCACATACCCTATCATTTTATTTCTCCTCTTCTATAATTTCTTCTTTGACTTCTTTTATGCTTGGATTTCTTAATAATTCTTTACAAAGTAAAGTATCTGGTACATCTGCTCTACCTTCTGCAAAAACTATTTCCTTGCCTTTTACAGTTACTGTTACATTCTTATATTTTTCATGTTTTAATATCATTTTATACCCCCAAATTTACAATTTTCCCTTGTTCATGCACTCCTCTTACCTCTAGTGTAAGTTCTCCTAATATAAGTCCTTTTGTGTTGTCACCAGTTTTCCCCATATATTCGTGAAATAAATCTCTATTTATCAAAGGTCTTATTTCACAATTTTCATGATTTACCAATAACATTTCATTATCTGGTAAATTTGGTGTCATTATAAGCGGAACTATTCCATAGCTTGTATAGACTTCTTTTACGACCGCTCCAAGTGTAGAGCTTGTTTGCTCTTTTACAATATATTTTTCTATCTCTTTGTTGAGGTTTGATTGTTGTTTAGGTGGAATATAGAAAGCATAATATCCATTTTGTAAATCTCCCCCCACTAAATAGGCTTTTTTCAATAGTGCTTCTAGCTTTTCGATTGATATTTTTTCGTTATTAGCATCTACAATTTGCCCTTTATCCAATATAGTTCTTATTCCATCCATACCTCTATTTTTCCCAGTTGCAAATTTTTTCCCTGCTACTATTGCTTTTTCTACCTTTCCTACTGCTTTATCCATCTTTCTTGTCATTTCTAAAGAATAAGGATCTAGTCCTTCTCCTGATGGAACTGTTAAAGCTTGTGCTGTTCCTGAAATAGAAATTTCTTCCCTTATAATTTGCGTATAATTAGTGAAATTTTCTCCTGGCTTATATGATGCTCCTAATAAATCTGCTCCCTCTTCTATATTGTCATTTATAAAGTAGGCTGGTACATTAATAGCATGTGCTGCTGCTACTGTTCCTAACTGTCCTCTTACTACAGTCAAAGTTTTACCTGCTATACTTTGTACTAATATAACCTCTTCATCTATTCTCATATATGAATTTATTGGGAAAACTGTTGGATCTGCTACATCTATATTTGTATCTGATACTCCTACTGCTACTGTTATAACTGTTTCTGTTCCTTCACAACTATAATCTACCCATGAAGCTGTTGTAGCTTGTATTGGTCTTACTTTTCCTAGTGCTATCAAATTCAAATAAAATGGTGCTTTGTTAGGATTTATATATTTTAGTCCTGGACTTAGCTCCTCTTTTAATCCTACTATTCTGTCTGTTGTTGTTATTGTTCCTGGCATTTCTCATCACTCCCTATTATTTATTTAATTTTGCTAATTGTATTTCTAATGCTATTAGTTTGGTTCTAGTCTCTGTAGACTTAGGTAATTTAGAAAGTCTTTCTATTTCATTTTTTATCTTTTCTACTTCTCCATCTGGCTCTGTCCTTGCTGGTGGTGGCGGTGTTTGTTTTGGATCTGTTATGAATAAATCTGGATATGTTGCTTTTAGTGTTGTCAGCTGCTCTTCTAGCCCCTCCAGCTTATTTTCTCCAAATGTTATTTTTCCCATATCCAATTTACTTGTAAGAAGTTCTGGATATTTTATTCCACTTAAAGCCCCTGCTACTGCTACTTTTTTATACTTTTCTGTTTCTGTAGCAAGCATTATAGGCTTATCTAAAAGCTCTTCTACTTTTTCTTTTACTCCTAATTTCTCCCCTAAATAGCTTGTTACTGCTGTTCTTGTAAGTTTAGTTTTAAATTCTGTGTTGCCTTCTATAAACTTATTCACTCCCTCTTCTGTTATTGGTGTTGGTTCTGCTGCTGGAATAAGATTATGTGTTGTAAGCTCTTGTCTTCCTTCCTCTGTTTTTAGATATGCTATATCTTCTGGTTTTAATGGCATTATTTTTCCCTCCCTTTGCTAGTAATAGGCTCTGCCCAACAACGGCAGCCATAGTCTTCTCCTGGAAGAAGCCCATCACTTACTTTATATTTTTTTCCATTTCTTTCTAAATGGCTTTCTCTAGTTCTTCCATCTTGCATAGAACGCCATATATATTCTTCTATGTCGTTTTCTATCCAAAGATCTTTCAAATTTGTTGCTTGTAAGTTTCCTGTTTCATTTCTTGCCCAAAGCTCATTTCTTCTGTTAATCCACTCTTTTAAACCAGATAAACTTTTTTGATCTGGGACAATTCCTTTTTCTAGGTCTTCAAGCATCATTTTTATTTTTAAGTTAGGATTAGGAATTTTCTTTACTTCATGTATAAGTTTTTTTAAATCTCCTTTTCCTATTTTTCCTATTTCAAGCTTATTGAAACGGTATCCTACAGACTTATTAAGAATGTTATATGTTTTTATTACTTCATTTTCTCTATTCTTTAGCAACTGTTCTGGTATTATCTTTTCTAGTTTTTCTAGTAATAAATAATTTTTTCTTATCCATTTCTTTGCCCCTGTTAGATCACTTCTTGCCACTTCTTCTTTACTCAAAGTTTTCCAACTATCAAAAGTTTGGTTAGCTTGTTCTATTGCAAGTTTTTTTATTTTTTCTAAAAATTCTTTTTTATCTTTATTACTAAGCTTTACCCGCCCCGCTTCCCCTAACATCTCCTTATGTTTTTTTAAAAGCTTATCTGTATAGAATTTGAAGGTTTTTTTTAATTTCTTTTCAATTTCTTTTGGATACATTATTCATCATCCTCATTTAGCCCAAACTCTTCTATTAACTTGTCTACCTGCTCTTGTATAGACTTATCTAATTTTCCTTCTGTATCTATTTGTTTTAATTTTTCCAACAAGTCTAATAGCTTTGTTCTATATGCTAGATCAGATTTTATTCTTTCCAGTTCCTCTTCTGTTGTTATTTCTGTAAGGTTTATATAGTCTACTGCTGCTTCTAAACTCATTATTCCAGCAGTTATTGCAGTATTTGCTATATTCACTTTTTCAGCCGTTGAAAGGCTTATTATTTCCTTACATTGCAAAGTAAAATCTAAACTTTCTTCTTTTCCTAAATAAGCATAACCCCACTTTACAATTTTTTCATATGCTCTTATTATTTTATTTCTTTTTGTTTCTACTGCTGCCAGAGTTCTTTCCATACTCCTGATTTTACTTTCTCCAGAAGCAGCACCATTTTTATCTATTCCAAACGCCTGCTCATTTGTTCCAGTCGCTTGGTAAATTTGATACATATAATTGTCTCTTTGTATTTTCCATTCTGCCGTTTTAGTTTCCAATACAACTTGCTTAAGCTCTTTATCTCCATCTCCTACTATTGCTGTTCTATCTTTTAAATTTATACAGTAATCGCCAGTTTCTGGATCTGTCTCTAACATACTTTCTGGCACTTGTAAAAGTGGATTTGCTACTTTGTCAAAGGCTTGACTTGTCAAGGTGTCTCCTATTAATAGTTCTCTATTTATAACTATCAAATCTGGTAAATAATCTGTTTGTCTACTTATATTATCTACCTCTGCTACTTGCCAGCCTTTGTATTTATCTATATATCCTTTCCCATCTACTTTCATTCCATAGCTTTCTAAACTTTCTGGACATGGTATCTCCTCTACAGCATCTTTACCTATTGTAAAAAACCTGTATTCTGTACTTCCTTCTTTATATATTTCACATTTAAGTGTACTTTTTTTAGAATCTTCTTCAAAGAATACATAGGCTTCTGCTAGATCAGGATTTAAAATATTAGGAATTTTAAAATAATTTACTGGTGGAACTATGAAAAAACTTAATTTATTATTTATCATCGTTCCTCTAATTAAAAGTCTTCCTGCATAACTTTGTATTGCTATCGCCTCTGATAATTCGTCTTGAAAGTCTATTAATTCTAAAAATTCCCTCTTATCTTCATCCACTCCTAATGTAGGAGGCTTATTTGCTGCAAGTTCTACAAATAACTTTGTTACTGCTCCTAAGATGTTGTTTCCAACTATCAAATTATCAAATTTTTTGGACTTCCATTTCATCTTGTTTCCATCAATATAGAATTCTCTATAATTGTTTCTATCATCTAGTAATCCCATATATTCAAGTTTTACTCTTCTTAAAACATCTTTATAGAAAACCTCTATGCTCTTCCCTTCATAGAGTTTTTTATTTGTTTCATAATTTTCATATATTTCACTTTTTTTTAACCCTTTTAATCCTTCTATTATCCCTTTCATTTTTCCACCTTGTAAAACTTATTTTTAAGCCTTCCATCTTTTTCTTAACCTATTTATCGTAAAAATGTTTATGAGTAGTTTCGAAGGCTTGTCGAAGGCTCGTAGCTATATTTAAAAACCTTTCGGTCTTATTATTTTATTGTTTCTTGTTTTTCTGTGTCTTTTCATATCTGCTTCCAGTGCATAACGAGCCTCATCGATTGTGTGGTTATTTCTATCCTCCAATCTTGGAAGTGGTTCTCCCCACCTATCTGTTGCATAATCTATCTGCTCAAATTCTCTGGCTGTATTTGGTGTTCTTTCTGGATCAATTACAATAGTTATTTCAGATAACCATTTTTCTCCATATTCAACACTACCCTTTCCCTTTTTAGCAGATACTGCTCTTACTCCATAACTTCTCATTTCTGCAATACTTTTAGGTTCAGCACTATCACAAGTTATTATTTCTCTATATTTCTTTTTGTTTATATATGTTGCCAGTTCTCTATTACTCTTTTGTATCCCATAAAATTCATCTACTGCATAAAGTATCCTACGCATTGAATCCCAATGCCAACGACCAAATGCTACAGGATCAACTCCATACCCCCAGTCAATTCCGTTTCTGAAGTTATCAAAACTTCTAATTTCTTGATCTGTTATCTTTCTTAATATTAAATTTGGAAATGGTATAATCCCCTGCCCCACAACCTCTCCTAAAAATTCTCCTCTATATGTTGTAGGATCTTTTTCTTTGGTTGCTTGTGCATCTTCCTTAAACTCTGTAGATATATATGGATTATCTAAATAAGTCGAATGATGTACAAATGTATTTTGAGGCTTTGTTGAAAAACTATATTTTTGATTTACCCAATGTTGCTTCTCTCTAGGTGGATTGTAAGAAAAGAAACCTCTATATTTCATCTTTTTTATTTTTTTCTCTCCAAGCATATTAGTATATTCATATTCTTTTAAATTTTCTCTAAGAATAGACTTTATAGCTGTTTCCACTTCCTTTTCATTTTTGAACTCTGCTAATTCCTCAAACCACCAAGCACCTATTGGAAAATTTGCTGTTACAATAGATTTTGTTTTTTCTGCTTTATCTAGCCCTCTAAAAATAAATTGATTTCCTCTTTCTTTGTAAATTATTTCTAGTGGGGAGGTTTTAAAAACAAAAAATTCTTCTATTCCTAAAAGCTGTATAGCTTTTTTTATTTGCTCATATACAGATGTTTCTAAATTATCCTTTATCTTTCTAAAGCAAATTATATTTATTGGTTCACTTATGAGTGTAAGAACTAACATAAGAGCTATATGTGTAGACTTAGCAGAGCCTCTTCCACCTTTTAAAACATAACGAAGATAATCAAAGTTCTTCCATGCTACCCACACTTCCCAAAATTTAGGAATTATCACTTTTGATAGTTTCTTTTTCTCCCTCTTCAACAAGGTATTTGTGTTCAATGTCATCAATTAACAGTACCCCCCAGCTTTTATCTGTATCTCCTTCTAATAGCCCTGCTTTTTCTCTTGTAGACTTAGCAGACATCTTTTCCAATATATTTATTACCTTACAAAGTGAATCAGCTGTTTTAGAATCTAGTAGCTTGTTTGGATCTGATAATACTTCTATTAAAAGTTTTTTATGGCTTTCATCTATCATTTCCACCATGTCATCTGTTGTAAATTCTGCCAATTCCTTGCTTTTTTTAAATTCCATTTTTGGATCTTTTATCCATCTGTAAATATTAGAAATATTTATTCCAGTTTCTTTTGCTATTTGCTTTGCTGTTTTTCCTTCTATATACAATTTCTTTACTTTTCTTTGCTCTAGTGTTAGTTCCACTCTTCCCCTCCTTCTCCTCTATACATAGCAATCATAGCAGAGTTTTTTAATTTAATTTGGGATGCTTGGGATATTTGGGAAAAGTACAAAAAATACAATAAAAAAAGAAGATCTATATTTAAATCTTCTTTAAAAAATTTTGTTTATTTTAATTCTAAAATATTATATAATCTATGTATTAAAATGAATTAAAAGGGGATTATTTATGAAAAAAATATTAATTTTATTTTTCTTTATCTGTACCAGCATAGCCTTTGCAAAGTATGAAGATGTATATAATGTAAAAATAGAAAAGGAAGAAAATAAGGTTTCTTACAAGATGAACACTAATTCTTCCTATTCTGAATGTGAATATGGTGTTTCTTATGCTCCCAGTAAAGAAAAGGCTAAAGAAGTCTTTGAACAAATACCTACTTTTTTTTCAAAGTACTCTATGGAAAAAAATAAGAAAAATTTAGATGTTATAGAACATAAAATATTTTCAAATTCTGGAGTTTTTATCTTCAGTACTCTAGATGGGGTTGATAAAAAATCTACTTATTATCTTGTCGTTTTTTGGGCAAAGGCAGAAATTAGAATGTTTGGCTTTACTAAAGTTTCAGAAGCAGAAAAATTTTTTAAATACTTAGATATTAATAATCTTTTTTCCTCTTCTGCAGAAAGCCTTTACATAAAATCAACAATCTTGAAAGCTAAATATTAAATATATAAAAAGTGGTCTTAGAACAATCTTCTTTGACCACTTTCTTTTTTATCTTGGTATATACTTTTAAATGTTGTATTCTCTTCAAAGAGTTCTAGACTTCCTTTGTCAATCATCCAGCTTCCCTTACTCTTGCCATTTCCCCTGCTATATCTTCCACCTAGTCTTCCATCTCTACACATATTATATACAGTCTCCAAGCTAACATTTAATCTTTTTGCTGCTTGTGTTGCTGTTAGCCATATTATTTTCATCTAATCACCTCTATAAAAATGTTCTACCATATATAATATCATTTTTTTCATAAAATCATTGGTTAAATTTTTTTATAAAGTTTAAAGTCTTTATTTTATATAAAAATAGACTTGTTATTTTAACAAACAAAACCATTCTAATCTGTCTGTTAATTTTCCAAAAGTTTGGAATTTATAAGTTTTCTCTGAAAATTCTGCATTTTTAAAATTTTTCTCTATAAGTTTTTTAAGATTATTTTCTGCACTTCCAAATATTAGGAATACATTATTTTTATTTAGATTATTTTCTATAAACTTTATTAGTCTATCATCATCTTCTAATCCCCACTCTTTTCCTCCGTCTCCTGCATATCCATACCCAACAAAATTTTGTTCTTTATCTAGTTTTGTCTTTTGGATATATGGAGGATCTAAAAATATAAAGCTATCTTTATATTCCCAAGTTTCATCAAATTCTTTAAAGTGTACCTTTATTTTTTTAATTCCTTCAATGTACCCCTTAAATTTCTCTGCCTTTGCTATGCTATAGAAAGTATTGGAAAGACTTTCCCCTTTTCCACCAAACCCCATTAATGCTTTTAGAATTTCCTTTTCATCTTCAGAAAATTCTTTATTTTCTACATTGTTATCTATCTTTTTACCACAACAAGGGCAAACATTCTGGAATATACTTTTAAATTTAATGTTTATTTTATCAAATTTTTTTCTATCTTTGTCATATAAGATCCTTGCACTTTTAAAATCTATCTTGCCACATATATGTGTCAATGCCCTTTCGTACAATCTTTTAACATCCTTGTGTTTTACAAAAGCCTCTATTTTACTATCTTTGACATTTGTTTCTACATTTAACTCTGGGAATTCTTCCTTTAAATTTACTGGTACTTCCATAGCTCCAGCAAATAGATCTATGAAGTCCTCTTTTTTATTTTCTTCAAAAATTTTCTTTATTTCTTTGTAAAATCTTCCTTTGCTTCCCATATATGGGAATGGAACTTTGATTCTGCTCATCTTCCAACTCCTATTTTATATATTTGATAATGCAGTTTTTATTAAAAGGCTGAACTGCTAACAGCCAAGTAGAGAGCCTGTCATATCTGCTCACTCTCTCTACACAGTTTAAGGACTTCACATATAAAGCTCCTATCCCAGACAGGCGTATTTTATACTTTCTCTGCGAACCGTCGTATACAACAATCATACTAAAGTTTTCAAATTTTATTTGGGATGCTTGGGATACTTTGTAAAAATCCAAAAAATACAATAAAAAAACCAGCCCTATTTAAAAAGTGACTGGTCTTTATATTCCTTTTTTAGTTCTTTAGTTTTTACAGAATAAACTTTATAGAATGTTGCTTTAGATATCTTTAATCTTTCATAAATTACTTTATTCTTTACAGCATAGTTATTTCTCACTATTTCATCTATCTTTTTGAAATTTTCTTCCTGATCCTTTGTGCATTTACTGTAAGTGGTGCTTTTTCTTTGCCTTGTATTTTTCAATTTTTTTATTAATTTTTTTGTTCTGTAGATATTATGGATAGTAAATATTCCCTTTCATCTTCTGTTATATTTACTCTCATTTTTTACCTTCTTTTTAATTTTATTTATTCCACTATTTTTTATAAAATGTACTCCACTAGCAGTTATATTATATATTTTTGCTAACTCTTGTTCTGTATATTCTTCAAAATAGAGCAACTTTATTATTGTTGCCTCTCTTTTGGTACAATATTTTTTTATTAACTGCTCTAGGTATTCTCTATTGACAATTTGTTCTATTGCTACTGTTCCTGCATCTGTACCTAGAAATTCCCAACTTCTCTTATTTTGCAAGCTTATTTTTGCATACGTTGACCTCTCTATGCCTCTTAAAGTGCTTTCAGAGATCTGTAATTTTTTTAAAACTTCTTTCTTTGGAAGTAAAGGATCATTTTTTATAAGTTTTTCATACTTCTTTCTTCTCTCTATAAAAGAAGTATTTCCATCATAGTTTTCTTTATCTCTAGTTCTGTTTATTCTCTGTTTTATCCAAAAGTAACAGTAAGTAGAAAATTTTATTCCGTTGTTTTTATAGTTTCTTATCCCTTCAATCACTCCAAATATAGCAGATTGGAAACAGTCTTCACTTCCATTGCCATATCTATTGTTTAAGTGTGTTATATACCTTAAATAACCCACTATAATTTTGTTTCTGGCTTCTATGTCACCTTCTTGTGCAAGAGGCAGAAGCTCTTGCACTTCTACCTCTGTTATTGCTGGATACTCTCTATACATGTTTCTAGTCTTCATAAGACTTCCTTTTATGTCCAGTTAGATAATATTTTATTTTCCTCTTCCTGAATAAAAAGTTCCATATTTTCTTAAACATTGTTATCAGCCCCTTCATATAGCTAATTTACTTCGTACTAGTTTTTCTCTTATATTGTAAATCTTTGCTTTTAATTCTCTAGAAGTAGCCAGCAGATGTTCATGTTCTGCTTCCAGTATCTTTTTTTCTGCTCTCAATCTATTTAATTTACTCTCCAGCTCTTCTATTTCACTATTTTTTAACTTTATTTCATTTTTAGACAAGGCTATTTTTGCTCCAGAGGTTAACTCCCAATTTTCTTCCTCTTCTAAAGCTCTTTTAAGAGCATTCTTAAAACCCATGTATATTTCTTTATTACCTTTCTCATCTAACTCAAAATCTATCTTATAGCATGTTACTATATTGTTATCTGCTACAATATACGTCATCATCTTTTCTTCATTTACATAAAACTCTGCTTTTCTATGTTTATCATAACTAGCTGTTGTTATATATTCAGATCTTGCAAATTCCTCTTTTATTAATTTTTCTATTTCTATAACCTTCTCTTCATTGTTATTTCGCCAGATATCAAAGGTTCTCTCTGTTATTATCTGTCCACTATATACTCTGGCTGCATACCTCATAATTGCATGTCTTGTTACATTCACATTCTTTTTTTCTTCCATATTTTTTATTCCCCTCTTGTATAATATTTCTACTCAATTACTACTTTGTATTTATATCTATAAGGGTATTGCTTCCTGCTCCATTTACTTGTGGAAGCTTTCCATCCCATTTTTCAATAGTTAATTTTTTTAATAATAATGGTGACAATGATTCGGCTTCCACTTGGTTAGCTTTTGCTTGAAGTTCTTTTTCTTTTAATTGATATTCTGCTAATTTAACTTTATTTTCTGCCTCTACTCTAAATTTTTCTTGTTCAAACCTGCTTCTTTCTACTGTTTGTTCTGCTACCTTTTTTGCCTCTATTGCTTTTTCATATTCCATTGAAAAATCGTGGTTTACTATGGACACATTTGATACTGCCAAGCCATACTCTTCAAAGTCATCTTTCAAATCTTGAAAGATCATTCTACTTAATTCTTGTCTTTTAGAAACAAATTCTTCAATAGTGTATTTACTAATAGATGCTTGAACTACTTCTTTTGTTCTTGGAATTATGAAATTTGTTTCATGTAAACCCCTAAATCTTCTATATAATTTCTCTGGATCACTTATTGAACTCTGAACTGTTAGATCAAGTATAATTGACTGCATATCTTTAGTACTCACAGACATTTGATTAAAATCATATATTTGATCTCTTACTACCATTGTTTTTTTAGCTTGTACAATTGGAATTTTAAAATTCAACCCTTCAGTGTCAATCCTTGAAATTTTACCCCAGTTAGAAATAATGGCTACTTCTCCTGTTTTTACACTATAACAAGACATTAATAAACTTATAAATGTCAATACCACTCCTGCTACTATTCCTGCTCTTATCAATCTTTTTTTCATTTTGTTCCTCCTTCTTATTATTTACTTATTGTATATATTGCAAATACTATTATTCCTATAATTCCATGTGCTGCCATTAGTAAAAAAATTGTACTTGTTTTTACTTTCACATCTGTTAAAAACTTTAATATTATAAGTACCTTTGTTGCTAAATCTAACATTTTCACAAATTCTTCTATTAACCACATTTTTTCTATTTTTACCCTCTCCTTAAGTTAAAATAAATTTATCTTCATCTTTTTTGATTAGTCCTTTGTCTTCTAAATTCTTACAATACTCAACCACTTGATGCAGTTGAAAGCCTATTCCTAAAATTCCACACATTTCTTTTATTGTATAACTTCCATTTACAAGAGAAATTAGTGTATATACAATAACTTCCCTCTTTTGTAGTTTTAATCCTTCTATTTTTTCTTTATCAAGAGTTACTATTCTATTTTTCATTAATTTTCACTCCTTTTTAGTCATTAAATTTATTTGCATATTGTTCAAATTCCTCATTTCTCTTCAATAACATTACTTTACTTGCACATGTTCCTACTGTTCTCCCTAAACATAAAGCAATATCCTTACTTCTCATTCCTTTATGTCTTCTTTCCCACATTCCACATAGATATATTAAGTCTTTTACTGTCCATGCTTTAAAATGGTTATAATGTAATTCTGGAGTGTATACCAATCTATGATTTGATTTTGTATAGGTGTAGCCGTCTTTCTCATATCTCTCTGTCATTTTATCTCCTCCATTATTTCTACGATTTCATTTTTCTCAAATATTTCTCCCAGTGTCTCAAAACCATTACTACATCTTGTAGATTTTAAGATTCCAAGTGTTATCACAAGGTCTAGGCATTGTTTTTCTATTTTTAAACTATTTTTAAAGTTTAAACTAGGTATAGGAGCAATTGTTTCTTCCAGCTTCTTCATTTTCTCCAAAACTTCTCGGATCACTTTTTCTTCTATTTTATCTTTTACTTTAAAAAATACCTCTTCTTTTCTTAATTCAAGCTCTTTTTCTATTTTAGTCATTAGCTTCTCCTCATCTTCTTTTATGTATATAGCCAGTGCTATAAAAGCACCAGCTATAATTATTAATAAGTATTCCATAATATCTTCTCCAAGTACCTATTTTAAGGTTACATCATATATTCTAAAATTAGCCCCATACCACTTAATTCTATTTCCTCTTACCATGTTTTCTTCCCCTTATTTTTCCAATCAATCATTTTATCTAAACCATTTATTACATCTTGTGCCTCTTTAACTAATAATCTTCCTAGCTGTTTCTCCTGCCCTGTCTGTTTCTTTATAAAAGCTTTCAATTCCTTGTTAAAGTCCTTACCCCAATAAATTTTTGCTTTATTAAGAATATTACTTAACTGTTTTCTAGTTAAATACTTGCTTTTATATCCTAGCTTTTCAAATGTTTCCATTAATGCTTTAAATTGTGGTATTGTTAAATCTTTACTTGTTGTTACATTAAATCTACTTTTCAGAACTGTTCTGTAGTTATCCTCTGTCATCTTTATCTCTGCTTTAGCTGCATGTATTAGAGCAATTTTATTTCGATCCACCTTTTCATAGGTCATTTTTAATCACTCTCCATATCTACACTAGAAATAGAAAGTGGAATAGCTACCTTTTTCCCATGTTCGTCTTTATAATAAGCTTCAATAAAAGTAGAGCTTTTAGCAGGTTTATAAGCTGCTTCTATGATTTTTACTCCATCAAGAAAATCATAATCATTCACTTTTTCAGCTATTTTCTTTAATTCAAGCACTCTATTAGCCTTCATGTTTCCATTTTTATCTTTTTTAAGAAGCAGATCCAACATCATTTCTACTTCTTTTTTCTCTCCAGAGGCAACTCCTTGTATATACTCTCTCACTTTAGCAATTCCAGTATGTACAGTGTCATCGAAGGTATCAATAATTCTATGCCCTATTATTATTGTTAAACCTTCATCTGTAGAAAAAGTGTGACTTTGTTGATTTTCTCTAATTCCATATAACTCTGCTTTCATATTAAGTATTGTTATAAAGTCTTCAAAGACTGTTTTTTTTAAGCATGAAAGGGCTTTAGATATTTTTTTAACTTCTTGAAAATTTCTAGTAACAGTTTCTTTTACCAATTCTTTATATTCATTTCTTTTCTTTTTTTCTCCATCTTCTTCTGCCTGTAATGCTATTAACATTGCTTTTTTCTCTTCTGGTGTCATTTTTGTAATATCTACCATATTAATTCTCCTTTATTATTTTATTTTTGCTTGGTAACATATGCTCAGTAACATATATTCAGTTATTTTTTAAACATTTCATTTAAACTCTTTATTTTTAAAACTATATCTTTGTTTAACTGTTTATATCTTTTTTCATATAATATTGTATTTTTACTTTCTTCATTATCATTTGCTATAATTTTCTTTACTAGGTTCTTTCTCGTTAAAACTAAGTTTGCTAGTTCAGATAGTTCTCTGTTATATCTTTCAGGATCTTTTATATTAAGCTCTGTTACCAGAGCCTCTTTCATTGCCTCTATTTTTTTATTCATCTATTGCCTCCTATGCAACCGCCATCATTGTAACTGCTGCTTTAATATAATCTAGTGTTAATAATCCTTTCGTCTTCTCTAAGTTATCTGGATAATTAGCTATTACTGTTGCCATACTAAGCAGGTTATTAAGCTGTCTGGCACTCCCTCTTACTATCTTATTAATGTATTCAATCATTACAGTAAGTTTTTTTTCTTCATATAATATTTCATCACTTCCTAAAAAGGTTCTTGTTATCAAGCTTACATCTTTTAAACTCAAATCTTGTAATTGCATCCAAATTACTGCTCTACTATACAAGTATTCATAAGCTCCTGTCTGTGTCATTAATTTATGTTTCAAATGTTCTGTTCCTGCTACAACTAAGCCCACTCCTGTTTGGTCCGCAATACTTCTTACTGCATCTATTACCTTTGGTGGAAGGTTTTCCCCTTCATCAATTATTATTATTGTCTCTGTAAATAAAAGTTTATTTTTAATATTTTCTCTGATAGTAGCTGTATGTCCTGTTGTAGCAAGTTTTAATCTAAGTGCTATTTTTCTTACTATGGTGCTTATAGTATCACTGTTTTCTGCTGTTATAAATACTATTTTTGCTTCATAATCTTTTGCATATTCTTGTAATGCTTTTGTCTTTCCTATACCTGCTCTTCCTATTATATAGGCTATTTTTGCACTTTCTAAAAGTTCCTCTCTTACATTACTACTCACATATTTTTTTATTAGATCTATACTATAATAAATTTTCTTTTTTACATCTGTATCTGCTATAAAGTTAATTCTTTTCATTTTCTCTTCATGTCTATTTAAGAAAGCCCTTATTTTTGTATAGATTGTTTCAGTTTCTCCATTATATTTTCCAGATCTAATTTCACTTAATGTACTAGCTCCTATTCCCATAGCTTTCGCTATTTTAGAATAACTCATTCCTCGCTCTTGCGAGAATTGCTCTAAAGCAAGCATCAATTCTTCTCTCATTTTTACCCCCTAATCATCTATTATAATTTCCATTCCATCTGCTATTTTTATGCTCTTTTTTTCTTTCTTCTTTTTCTCTTCTTTAAATACAAGTGGCTTTATCTCTTCCTTTTCAAGTTTTTCCCTTCTTTCAAAAGAAAACTCAATCATCCCATCCACTTCTCTCTTTTGATTTCTAGCATCAATAAGGTTGTTTTCAAGTTTTTTAACTTTTTTAACCAATCTTTTATGTTCTTTCATTTCTTCTACTGTGCCGAATCCAGATTTATTTATTTTATCTGCTTTACATAAAAACTCTCCACTGCTCAAATATACATAAATGTATTCTAAATTGTGTGGATCATATTTGATTTTAACTTGTTCTTTCAGATGAAAAAATAAATGTTCATTTCTATATGTGTTCCCTAAGTATGTTACCCCATTTTGTTGAATTGTTTTTATATCTTCATATAGGAATAACAATCTTAATTGTTCTGCTGTAAGCATTTTTCTTTTATTTATTGGCAATGTATTAAAAACTTCTAAAGGTGTCATATTATTCATACTATCTCCTCTATGTGCTTTTTTCTTTGCCATTCTCCTTATTGCATAATACATATGGTTTTTATACTTTACCCATTCGCTTATATACTCTTTCAGTTCCTCATATTCCAGTATTTTTCCCTTTAAGATTTTATCTTTCAAAATATCTTTTAAATCTTCTTTTCTTTCTAAAATATGTCCCCCTTTATATGTAAGACTATTTTTGGTAAAGCTTTCTTTAAAATCTAAAAACCATCTTTCTATTGGCTTTGCCTGTGCATTTCTAACAATAGCATGTCTTGCTTTTATTCCTAGAGCTGCATATATACCATCTAATCCATCATCAGTACTTTTAGTACCTTTTAATACTTTACCTCTATAAGCCTTTCCATTGTCTGTATATACCTGTTTTGGCTTTCCATAATGCTCTATACCATTTTTCAAAGCTATTGCTATGCTCTCTGCTGTTTCTCCCCAACTTAATGTCCACCCTGTTATCATCCTACTCCTCATATCCATCCAGATAACAAGTTTAGGAGTTGCAACTTTTCTTTCTCCTCTTGATGTTTTCTCATAAGGATGGAAGCAAGACATTTCTAGATCATGCCCATCAGATACCCACATTTCATTTACCTCAAGAGTACTGTAGTCTCTTTCTATATAAAAATCGTGCATATCTCTAAATTCTTTTTTGCCCATTCTTCCTCTATCTTTTTCAATAGAGTTCAAATCATATTTTATATAATTTCTTAAAGTACCATAGCTTATTGCTTCTGTTCCATGCTTCAATACTATTCTTTCATATACATATGTCATTTTGGGCTTATTTTTACTTAAATATAGACTTTTTACATCTTCCAGAACTTCTTTATTTACATTTCTTAATCCTTTATTTGTTCCATGCTTGGAGCAGAGAGCCAAAGGATCACTAGGAGATTTTGAATAAGACATAAACCATCTACGAAGTGTTGGTACAGATATTCTTTTTAAGACTTTCATTTGTTCTGGGTAATCTTCAAAGGCTCTATTTACAAATTCTTTAATTATTACTTCCTTAAGTTCCCCTCTTTCCTCATAAGCCTCATCTAGCTTTAAACAAAGCATATATCTCGCCCATGCTACACGCTGGTTCCACTCTGGCAATTCATCTACAGCTACAGCTTCCTTTTTTATCACTGTTAAAGTTCTAGTAGCATTCTCTTTAGTTTCTGTAGATATACCTAAAGACTTTTCTACATCAGATGCTAGATAATAATTTTTTGTTGTTCCATTTTCAGCAACTTTCACTACCTGCCAGTTATATTCTTTTGCCATACGCATTACTTGGTATCTGCTCTTATTCAATTTTTGTTCTAAATCTTTTACAGTGTAGTTCATTGCTACTCCTATCAGCAGAACAATTTCTCATCAAGCAAATTTTCAAGTTTCTGCTCTAATTCTCTATCTCTATTTATGTTCTCTCCTCTTATTGTTCTGTATATTTTATTTCTATTTACCTTCAATGTATCTTCGAGTTCTGTTATTTTTATACCCTTTTTTAATAAAATCTTCTGAAAGTGTTTAAACTCCTTGTCACGCTGTATTATTGCTTTTGGTGTATTTTTTATAAGCTTTTCTACAGCTGCTTCTTTATCTTGTAGTTCTCCAGCTACAAGCTTCCTTAATTCATGTACTGTCAATCCTAATTCTTTTTTTAAGATATTAAAACTTATTTCAGCATCTATTATTTTTTCTCTTAACTCTGTAGCTCGTAGAAGATTTTCTTTATATTCAAGGACTTTTTTATCTATACCTTGCATCTTAATATCTCCTTTTCTATTTTTTCAATCATTCTTCTATATGCGTTTTTCCCCTCACTGCTCTCTAATGCTATCAATAGACCTTTTAAAAATTCTACCTTAGACATATGCCCTCCCATTATGGTATAATTGCAATAAGCTTTTTATAAAGCTCTCACAAGTAGGGAGATAAGTCTTGAACGCCAATTCTTTAGCTTATCTTCCTGCCTTAGTATTGCAAATCATAACCAAAGTTTTTAAAATATTGTTTTATACTTCCTTTACTCTTGTTTCTTAAGTATTTTGTTACCTTATCCACCTCTCCTCTTTTCCACATTTCTAAAGCTATTCCATGTCTCATTTCATTCAAACCATATTTAATTCCTAATACCTCTTCTGTTTTCTCTCTAAACTTTTTTCTTATAACTGTTCCATGCAGTCCAGTTTTCTTTCTACTTAAAAAAATTTCTTCCTGTATTCTGTGTTTTTCCATATAGTTATACATGGTTCTTGCCAAATCAATAGAAATATTATATTTAATACCATTTACTACTATAAACCATTGATTATCTGCACACTTCAAGTCTTCTACTTTTATCATTCCTATTTCTTCAGATATAATCCCAGTTTCTTTCATAAGGGTATATATAAGCCTCTCTCTGTCTTTGCTCAAAGCTATTACTGTTTCTATTTCCTTCATAGTCATTAATTTATATTTATACTCTCGCTTGTACTTGTAAATATCCTTTGTTATATCTAGCCCCAGCACCTCTTCAAAAAAGAGTTCTAGAGCATTTAATTTTATTAGTATTGTATTTTTGCTTACTTTTTCTCCTTGTTTATCAAGGTATCTTATTACATCTCCTTTTCTAATTTTTATTATTTCTTTATCTGTACTTTCTAAAAAGTCTTTTACTGTACTTGTATATATTCTGCATGTGCTCTCGCTATATCCTCTATATATCAACTCCCCTTTCAGCGTTAGAATCTCCATGAAAAACTTATCTATTATCATCCCTCTTCTCCAAAAGCTTTTAAAAAGTCATCCATTTGTCTAGACATAAGGTTAACTGCTTTTTTTAAAGCTTTTACATCCTCCTTTAAATTATCAAAATCTGTCAGTTTACCTTTAAGTTCTTCTAAAAGATTTACTACTTTTTCTGTATTTCCTTCCAAATTCTCTAATAGATCTTGACGATCTTCAAAAGTAGAAATTATTCCATCAAATTTCTTTTCCATTAAACTCCATCTATCTGCTGGAAGTTTTGGGATCATTTCTCCTTTTCTTACAGATTTTAAAATAGTACCTGCAAATCTTCTGAATTCTCTAGCTCTTGGAGTAGATGCTAAAAAGCTTACTTCGTAAATACCAGATTCAGTAAAAAATCTCTTTTCCCTCATTTTAGTTACTCCACCTTCAAGGTTTGGGACTTTCTTCTTATAGCTGTATTCTTTTTCTAAAAGTTCAGGGTGTGTTTCAAATAACTCCTTAATTTTCCTTCCACTACTGTATCCTGTAACTTTTCTAAGTTGTTCTATATCCATCACAACTTCGTCAATATCTAAGAAAAAATCAACTTTTTCTTTTTTAAATTCTGTAGCTAACAATAACTCCATATTTCCTCCTCTCTTTTTTTATGAGACTTTACAGAGTAGTTCTCAAACTCCGAGATTGTATTTTGTTCAACGTTTTTTTGCTCATTTTTTTCTAAAAAATAAAGATACTTTTTTAATTTTCTAAAGAATTTTATCCAAATTCTTTAGTTTAACTAATTGTATCCAAGTTTTAAAAATGGTATAATTGTTATACGGAAAGTTAAATATTTACATATATAAAATTTTATTCTTAAAAAATCTTACGTTTGTATTATTTAAAAAAATAATAACACATATATTTTTTATTGTCAATATAATTTTATAAAACAAACGTAAGATTATTTACAAAACATTTACAATTGTATAATTAAATAGGGGGGATGTGTTGTGTATAATCTTGGACAAAAAATAATGTTATTAAGAAAAAAAGAAAATATGACTCAAGATGAATTGGCAGAAAAGTTAAATATATCTAAGCAAAGTATATTGAATTATGAAACTGAAAAAAGATTAATTCCAATAGATGTTCTTTCAAATATTGCAAAATTATTTAATTTTCCAATTGAAAATTTTTTTTCAAATACTTTTGATGATAATGAAATTTTAAAGAATTCTTCAAAAATAAAAAAAATCCCTATTATATCAAAAGTTAGTGCAGGAACAGGAGTTTTTGGTATAGAAGATGTTTTAGACTGGTTAGAAATGCCTACAAGTTTATGTAAAAATTGTGATTTTGCAACTTTTATTGATGGGGACTCGATGGAACCTAAAGTTTATGATAATGATTTAATTTTAGTACAAAAAACAACTTTTTTAGATAATGGAAGTATAGGAATATTTAAAATAGGAGAAGATGTTTTTTGTAAAAAGTTCTATCAAAACCCAATCACTAAAGCTATTGTTTTAAAATCTATTAATAAAAGTTATAATTCTATTTCCATTACTTCAGAAGATGAATTTTATATTTTAGGTAAAGTTGTTTGTAAAATAGATTATAATTTTTAGTGTTCTATTTCAACCAGTGCCCAAAAAGGCACTAGTTGAAATATCAACTTTTTTTATTTCTTGATTTCATTAGGTTTATTCAAAAAACAACTTTTTTTATCCTACTGTAATTATCTCTTAGTGTTCTATTTATGTATTTAACATTTTTTCCATATTTTATTCATTCTTTTCTTAAATTCTTTTTTATATCATTTTAACTCTCGTTAGAATTTTTTCTATTTCCATCTATCAAAAGCTTAACATAGTCCTTTTTCACTTTTGCACAGCGGCAGCTTGCACAGTGATTTTTTACAATATCTTATTTATAGCAACTTTTCTCCACTGTGCAGCACTTTTATAAAAATGCGGGATTTTTAATTTTTGCACAGTGTTTTTTTTCCAAAAATAAAAAAAGAATGTTTTCTGAAGCTCTATCGAACAGAGTTGCGAACATTCTCATTTTTTTTATTTTTTCTCATTTTCACTGTGCAAATTCTCATTTTTTTCTTAATTTTTCTCATCTTTTATCATTTTATTTCATCTATTTTTAAGTCTTAATTTTCTTATAACTCCCTATTTTTTCTAGCTTTTATAACCATTACACTTCAATTTTACCATTTATCATTTCACATATACCCCCACAACGGGATTCCATCTGTTACTGCTGAACTTGGAGCATCTGCTCCATCCAAGTCACTTCCATTAACTGAATTTTTTCTCTCTTTAAGAGACCATAACCATTTTATTTCTTTGTCGTATATTGCTTTTTTCTCTAAAGGCTCTGAATATCCCATCTCCCCTGTTAGAATCAATCCAATTGTAATTCCAATGGTTATATTCCTCCCTCTTTTTTTATTCCCACTTTTTACTGCTTTCATAATCTTTTCTATCATCTTTCCCTCCCCAAAATATTCATTCATAACTTTACTAAATATGCCTCTCAGTGTAGAAATATCCTTGATTTATATGTTTTAACTTTATAAACTTTAGAGCACTTTTCTACTGTTCGCATTTATATACTTTTGCGAACAGTAGTCTGTTTATTAATTTTAGAGAATATTATTTAAATTAAGATATTGACTTTTTTATCGAAATAATGTATCATCTACAATGTGAGTATATAGCAACAAATTACGAGTTAAAGAAAATTTTGGTATAACAAAAATAAAAGTGTTCGCGTTTGTATATAAAAGAGAACTCTTTTAAACTGTCTTTAAATTTGAAAGTCTCCAGTAAATCTATACTGAGGATTTTTTTATTTTATTCTTTTTTTATGAGAAAATTTTTTTGTAGATTTAAATTTATTCCAGTAAAAAAATTAGGCTCCTTGTGTAGATTAAAATACTTGTTCCCATTTTTCTGTGAAGAATGTCTCCCTCTTCCACTTTGTTGTAAATAGTATTTCTATGTTTTTTAAAATACTTTGCCACCTCATTTATTGTTGCCCATTCTCCCAGTTCTTTTACTATTTCATCTGCTAAAGTTTTATTCATTGGGGATAGATTTCCAAGTTTTTTAAAAATATATTCCTCTCTCTCCATACATCAGTCTCCCTTTTTAGTTTTAATACATAAATTCAAAAAACTTCTGCTTTGTCATCCCTCTTTTGCTCTTCCCTGTTACCTGTACAGGAAAGCACATGTCAATTATCCTGTCTCTTATTCTGTTCTGTCCATGACTTGAAAACTTCTCGCTTATCTCGCACTTTTCCTCATCTTTGCTGAAATTCAAATTTGTAGATATTATCAAAGGTTTTTCACTTCTGTATCTTGCGTCTATGAGATTATATATCTTCTCTCCTCTCCATCCAGTTTGATTCTTGTCCAGTCCCTTTTCTCCACCAAAATCATCTATCACCAGAAGATCGCATTTTTCCACCTGTTCCAGAATGTCTCTTTCAGCTGCTCCCCACTCTATTGTGAGCTTATTGAGATATAGCCCCAGATTCATTACCAGTACTGTCTTTCCTCTCTCCATGAGGTAATTTGCTATACAGGCAGTGGTGAAAGTCTTTCCTGTTCCCACCCCTCCATAGAACAGCAGTCCTTCCTGCTTCTCTTTTTTCATAAAGCTTTTTACATACTGCTGTGCCAGCTGCATTTGTTCGCACTTTATATCAGCATTTTCAAATCTGCTGTTTTGAAATTTCTTGTCTATTACAGAGATATCCTTGCATTTCTGCATTTTTTTCTCTATATTTTCTCTGGTTCTTTTTCTTTCCAACTCTTCCAGTTCTCTTTCTTTTTTCTTTTCCAGACAGTCGCATGTTGGAAGATACTCTAAATTTTTTCTAAAAGTTTCAGAAAGGTTTTTAAGATAATCACTCTCATTTTTCACATATTCTTTTCCGCAGTATTCACACTTCTTCATCTTCAATTCCATCCTCTTTTGCTATTTTATTTAAAAGCTCCTTGATAAAGTTCCCTGTAGAATCCTCATATACTGGTCTCACGAATTTTTTCTTAGGTTCCTTTTTCTCTTTGCTCTTTTTTTCTTTGTCTTTGAAGTTTCCATTCAAGGCTTTCTTTAAGTTCTCTATCTTGAATATGCTGTTGATGCTCATATTGTTTTTAACAAACTCTGACTTTGACATCAATGTCAGTGCTTCAAAAAGTTTTACAGCGCCAAGTTCTCTCCACACTCCCAAGAGTACATAGTTGTCTGGGCGATAGTTATATTCTGGCAGATTCAGCTCCTTATATTTTTTTAATATGTCCTGTATCTCCATAGGTGCATCACTGAGTTTTTCTTTTTCCTGTTTTAGATTATCACTCACTTTTTCCTCTTCCCCTGTGTGTGTATTATTTATATCTTTTACTCTTTTAATATCTTCTAAATAAGAACTATCTTCTGATGGCTCTAAAAATTCAGTAATGGTTTTATCAGGAATGATATTTTCAGGAGTGAATATTAATCTTTTCCCTTTAAACTTTCCCTTGCTTCTTTCCTCCACCAGCTGTATCACTTTTAACTTTTCAAATATTTTTAATCCTTTAGGAATCCAATCCTTGCTTAAACTACTGTATTTGGCTATTGTCTGAGTGTAGTATTTGATATCTCTCCCATTAAAATCACTGTAGATTTCAGTAAGAGTTAAATACAGATTTCTAAGCTTGTCATGTTCCTTTCCATCATACTGACATCTCAATAATCGCAGTATCTTTTTTTCCTGCCAGCAGAATGGTTGATTCTTTGTGTTTCTTTTGTTCTCCATTGTTCACTTCTTTAATTTCATAGTAATATATACTAACTTTTTTATATTTAATACCTTTTTTTTAATATTTTTTAAAGCTATTTAAAATTTTCATAAATATAACGATTCATATACTAGCATAACATTCTATTTTTGTATATCAAAAAAATAAAATCTGAAATAAAGACACAAATAAAAAAAATTCTGAAATTCTTCTAACATCGCTCTTAATCAATTTATTCTTTTAGTGTTTTTCAAGGCATTTTTTTAATAAATTTTTTTTGTTTTTTTCATTTCAAAAAGTTCATCATTTTCATCACAATTTCAAGAAATAAACCACCAAAACAAAAAATCACCCACAAGGTAAAATAACCTCACGGGTGATGATTTTTTTATTAAAATAAGTTTTTTTGTGTGTAGATTTAGTCGTAGATAGATTATTTAAACAAGGGCTACTTCAATAATTTAAATTCCACTTATGTGGATTTAGTCCATGTTATCTTCTTTGATAACTGTCGAAGCTTTTGAATCGTTTAAATTCCACTTACGTGGATTTAGTCATAAGCGAAAAAGCTTTAGAAGTAACGGGGATGACATGTTTAAATTCCACTTACGTGGATTTAGTCTCGTTAGGTTTTTTTCCCTTATTTTTCAATGCTTTCTCTACTGGTTTTTGTCTATCTCCCTTTATTTTCTATTTTTTCTTTTGGCTTTATTTTATTAGTTCTAAACCTTTCATATTTTCCAGCTTCTTTTTTTGTCAATCTGTTATAATTTTTAGAGCATTATAGACTGACAATCTTCTATGCTAACTATTATACCACATTCATTTAATATCATTATATTATTTCTCTCTATCCCTATAAATATTTTCTACAAAATTTTCATATATTTACCCAAAATCATCTACAAGGTAAATTTCCCTCATGAGTGACGACTTTTTACTAAAATAGATTTTCTTATCTATGTTGTTTTAAAACAAAAAGGAGATATCTAGTTGTGACAGATACCTCTCCACTTGATACTATTCTAATTTAAATTACTTTACTGTGTCTTTATTATATAAAGAGTCTATTTATAAATAAAGGAGATGAAATAAACTTTTTATCTAATTTGTCTTTTTATATTCTTTTGCTATTTTTTCCAACAAAATAAAATCACAGCATCTACTCCAAAAATGGCTTTTTTCTCTTTTTGATGTTATTTCTTTATACAATCTTTCAGCTGTTCTATAAATTTTTTCTTTGTTAGAACTTACATTACACCAAGAAATCTGATTTATTAATAGGTTCTTATATTTAATATCCATTTCTAAATTTATATCTTTTTCAAAATGCAATTCTTTTGGAACTGGAAACATATTATTGAAATTTATAGCTCCTAATAATCCGTTATCTATTTTAAGAAAATCTATATTATTTTTCATTTTTTTATGTTTTTCTTTTGGTGAAGTTAAAGGAATTATGTAATCAAGATTATCTATTTTAAGAACTATTCCAATAAATTTTCTATTTGATTTAGAATTGATGCTATCCATTATTTTTTTTTCAACTTTTTGAATATATTCCATATAATCCAAATCTACTTCATAAAATCTTAATCTTTCCAT